ATTGCAGTTGTAATTCCACCACGATTTAAACCAGCTGGTGCAAACCATGGATGTGCGACTCTATCGTTGAATGCGTATATTCCACCTAATACTACTGATGGCGGTACCCATCTTTGAGTTCCAGCTACTTGTGAATCTGGTACTTTAACCCAAGGATAATACATCGCTGCAAAGTTTGAATCAACTAATTCAGCTTCCGTTACAGCATGACTTGGATTTTTATCATATAGTACAGGGTCAATAACTGTAAAACAATCACCTCTGTTTTCACATATATCAATGGCTTTATTTGATATATTTGAATGTACGTTATGAATTATTCCAGGTATTAATATTAAATTAATATCAAATTCGTCTTGATTTCCTATTAAGTCAAGAGCCTCTTCATATCCATTATCACCAGTGGAACTACCCATAGCAAATCCTTGTTGACCTGTTGATGATATGTTTTCATAGAAAAGATATTTATCTGCTGATGCATCTCCAACTTGGTTACCTAAAGCATCAAATCCAGAATCACCATTTGCACCACCACTAAAACCACCATGTGATGAACCACTACCAGCAGCTGGTAAAGAACCTGATGCAAAACTGATTCTAATAGTTCCGTTTTCATCTAAGTAATCACTTGTTAGTGAGTTTACGGCTGAAAC